AATTTAACTGGTTCATCTAAAGGTTTGTTTTCTTTATTTACTTTCCATTTATAATTTTTTAATTCTTTAATTAATCCTGAACTACCTTTTGTGATAAATAATTTATTTCTCTTCACGTGATCAATCCCAATCTTAACACTTCCTGGTCCTTTTTCAGTTTTATAAATATTAAATCCTGCTTGGAATATTTCCTCAATATTCTCTGGCCTGGAACTATCACCATAAATTGAAGCAGTTTCATTTATGTTACAATCTTTCATCTTTTGAATAATGTCAGGGTTTGTTAAATGTGATTGGTAAAATTCTTCATTCACCCAAACTCCTCCGTCAAATATAACAATCTTAATTAATGCAGTAGGATGATTGAATCCAAAGTCTAATCCATAGAACACTTCTCCTTCTGGTTCTTTCATATCAGTAAGTTCCCAATTTTTATAAATTAATCCTTTAGCTGAACCTCTTTCTCCTAAACCATAAACTCTCCAGTAATTTGGATCAATATTTTTAAGGTTCTTAATTTCATTAATCATACTCTCAGGAAGAAAAGGATTATCCAGGAATGTAGTTTTATGAAACTGACAATCTTTTCTTGTTAATACACTTGAATATATCCAGTGGAATTCATCGGAAGGATTGTAATCACCAATTATAAATAATCTTGTACGCATACTTAATTGAGTATAATCCTCTAAAGTTAATTCATTCATTTCATTACAAAATAATATATCTCTTCCTGGCCCTCTCATTTTTTGTGGGTCATCACAACTAAAGAATCTAAATGTACATGATCCAATGTAATAAGTATTTTCTGTTTTGTTGTGTCTCTTCTCGGTGTAAATCCCCATATCTTTTAATATCTTTAAGAAATCAAACATAACTGAAGCTCTCAAACTTGGAAAAGACTTTCTAACTATGTCTATCACTAACCCGTTCCACTTCGTTTGAGCCTGTACAATCATCCAGGTGACGATATTATATGTTTTTCCACTTCTACTACCACCTTGTTCAATAATGATCCTTAATCCTGCTTTCTGGAATTCTTCAAGATGAGTATAAACTATGTTTGTTTTAACTTTCATTTTAATTATATGCGTCTAATTGTAATTCTTGTTCTAACTTTTTTTGATCTATGATTGGAGTTTTTAATTCATGTCCACATCTTTGACAAATAATGTAATCATCACTATTAAATATAAAACTACAGTACTGGTGTTTTATTAAACATCCTAGTGGTTTCATTCTTGTTTTGTGTGAACTATCTCCAATTCAATCTTATTATCAATTGTTCCAGAATTTTCTATTTCTTGTCTCTCAACATATCCTCTCGACTTACCTCTTGTTTTTAGATGGAAGAACACACTCGCTTCTTTTCCTTTTGATATATTCTTCATCAACATACTCTCACTAAAATCCAAAAGGCTTTCTTGATATGCAATAACTTTAGTATTAAATTTCTTATCTTTCTCCATCCAATTATAATAAGTACTTCTTTCAATTCCAATAGATTCACATGCAATAGAAATGTTACACGCTTTAGATTTAAACACCTTTAGAAAATCCTTTTTATTAGTTGTAGTATTTGTAGTACCCATTTACATAACCCCCAGTACAAATCCAACAATAAAACTAAAGACAATATATAATAATATTAATAAATCACTGTCAGTTATTATTATTCTTTCTGTTGATTTAATTTCTTTATTCATTTTTTAGTCACCACACTTGTAATTGTTAATTTTGGTAACTCATCCATTTTAAATGTTAAAGTTCCTTCTCGTATTAATGTTCCTTCTACAATTAAATTATATTTAACTAATAGTTCTATTAAGTCTTTTTCAAATTCTAAGTTTCTCATCATTCAATCCTCTCAGCTCTCTTTCCTGTAGCTTTTTCCCAACGGTCAATTATTAACTTTATATAATCAGGGTCTAATTCCATCATTAAGCATTTTCTATTCTTCCTCTCAGCTGCTATAAGAGTTGTACCACTTCCTCCAAATGGATCATAAACACACTCTCCTTCCACAGTATTATTTTGAATAGGTCGAGCCATACACTCAATTGGCTTTTGTGTACTATGATCTGTTCTTTCATCATCTTCATTTTGACTTGAACCCATCGCATTCATTCCTGCAATTTCCCACACAGTCTTTTCTTTACGACTTCCCTGCCAGTTGTGATTTTCCCCATCTTTCACTACATACCAGCAAGGTTCGTGCTGCCAGTGATAATCTCCACGACTCATTGCAAAATGTGGCTTAGCCCATATAATTTGACTAATAATTTTATAACCACAATCTATTAGATTTTTTGCAACCTCAGGAGAATAAACACCTGCATGCCAAACATAAGCAACGTTACCTTGAAATAAATTATAAGCATCAGACCAATCAACTAAATGATCATTCTTTACTTTTCCTAAAGCACGAGCTGGAGCTAAACCAATCTTTCCTGTTGATTTATCAACTTCATTTCTCCATTGAGGATTATAATTAACTCCATAAGGTGGATCAGTTACCATTAACACTGGCTTATTATCTCCCATTAATTTAATAACATCTTCTTCGCAAGTTGAACTTCCACACATTAATCTATGTTCTCCTAATTTGAAAACATATCCTTCTTTGATTTCTAGTTTAGATTTACTTTTTCTTATATGTTCACTTACAATAAATTCATCTTCTTCCTCTTGATCTTTGCTAGACATATCTAAAAAGTTAAAATCAGTATCTTTAAACCCTGTCAAGTCATCTAAACCTTCAAGAACTAACTCATCAAAGTCAATCTTCATACTCTCAAAATCCCAAGAACCAAGCTCACTAGATTTATTATCCCAAATTCTATAAGCTTTTAATTGATTGTCAGTTAGATTTGTTATCCTCATACATTTTACTGTGTCAAGGTTTACTTCTTCTCCGTTATCAGTTTTTAAACTTACTCCGTGGATTTCTCTTAAATATTGTACGGCTTTTAATCTTCCGTGTCCTGCTAGAATTAAATTATCTTTATCAATCAAGATAGGATTTATAAAACCTAATCTTCTGATACTCTCGGCAATAGCACTCACTTGCTTTTGTGGGTGTTTCTTATTGTTTTTATCATAAACTTTTAATTTCTCTGTGTCTATGAACTCTATCTTTTCTTTTTCCATCAATAAATATAGTGTGATGAAAATATATAAATATTTGGATTATTAATTATTTATTTTAACACCGCACCTTTTACAATATGGTTCTATCTCTCTGGAATAACTTTCAATAAAATTTATTTGAGTTACAATCCTACCTACATATTTATGCCCAAATAATTTACATAACCACATTTTAAAACTTAACCTCCAAAGTAACAGACTGAACTATTCCTAATTGTTCTGGAAAACGCATATCAAGATTAATTTTATTAATTCCTACCTTATTTGAATCGCTAAACTCTTGTAGCATAGTTAGTATTGTTTTCTCTAGCTGAGCTTTGCGTTCTTTAATTTGATTTAAAGTTATTTCTTCTCCTTCTTTTCTAAAAGAGGTACAAGGTTTACATAACATATTTCTACATAATGTTCCATGGTGTCTATCTGAAAATTGTAAACTACAGTTTTCTTCTCTTTGTTTTTGTGTCCCTTTTTGTTTCTCTTCTTTATTCATTGTTTAATCTCACTAAGTTTTAAACTTCTAGTAAACTTATCCATTACTTCTTGATAACTTTCTGCTTCTCCTTGCCAAACTACTTTCTTTCCTGATTTTATTTCGATTTTCATTTTTTACTATACCTCCTCAGTGTTCTCTCAGTTTTGTACTGTGAATCTTTAAATAATTTATATAATTTAGATAATTCTCGAGGGAACAATCCATAATCTACACACATTTGACTTGTAGTCAATTTATAAAAATCTACCATGTCAATATTTGTATGAGTTACAGAAACTTCTACAAAGATCTCCAATTGTTGTGCTAGTTCTCTTCGTTTGAAAATCCCTAGTTCTTTCAATTTAGTTTCTAGAGTCATCTTATTTGTACCTCGATTGATTTTTGTTCTCCATCATAATCACACATATTATTCCATACATACTCTATGACAATTTTTGCGAGAGTTAAATTATCCTCCACTGAATAGTCCTGAGCTATTTTTAATAATTGACTCATTGCTTCAGTGTACTTTAAAGTATTTCTTTTGTCATATACTTCCTGGACTTTCTTATTCATTTCTTTGCGTTCCATTTTAACTTAATTTATAATAACATCTACCTTTATTATACTCAATACTACCATCCCATCTTGTGTGTCTTGTTTTTCTTCCTCGGGTTCTAAATCCAATCATCAAATATTTTTCTTTTTTTAATTTACTTAAACTTGTTTTAATTGTTGAAAGTTTAAATGGATCAAATTGTGATTTTAATTTTAATAAATCAGCTGAAGTCATCCCACTAAATATTGTTTTTTCAAATTCTAATTTAATTAAATCTTTACAGGGCATTTACAAAACCTCCTGTGTTTTGTCTTAATCTATATCTTCTAATCCTACTCGTTCCACTGCTGCAAGTAGTACAAAGTTTAACTTTATTTCTTAATTTATATATTACTTGAAAAGTATTATTACAAATTGAATCACCACACTTCTTAGTTATTAAATTTGAGTTATTAATCATCTTAAATACTCCCACCTAAAACCACCTGCTGAAGGTCTATTTCCTTGCAAAGCTGAACATAAATTTCCTAAATTGATATTTAATTTATTTGATGTTTGTAATAAACTATCCCAAATTTTAATTTTCTTTCCAGTTCCTAAATCATACTGAACTATTTTTTTTCCTTCATGGTTAGATTTTTGACCTAAAACTCTGTGTCTATGTAAATGGTTCTCGCTTGATGTAACCCACTCTAAATTAGATAAAGTATTATTTGTTTTATCTCCATCGATATGATTTACTTGAGGCTTATTGTC